TTCCTTATACCTAACAAGAGTGGATTCTCTTGGGATGCTTATAAGACTATGACTGATATGGGCTTAAGAAAGAATTTAAGCGTAGATGAACATCTAAAAAAGGTTCAAACTGCAGCCGATGTTCAAACCTATTATGAGCGTAAGAATGAATATGAAACTTCATTAGAACGTTATCGTTCAGATTATGAGCGTACTAAACTGCGTAAAGAGTTTAACCAGTGGAAAGACTTATTCTTTGCTGGTCATCCTATGGTTGCTGAATATCTATCTAAAGGTAGCCAAATAGCCATTGATAGAATTAATGCCCTTAACGACTTAGAACTTATGTTAAAGGATAATTCTGTTAGATCAGCAAGTCCAAAGACTTTTGATGCCTTAAAGGTTATGTTAAATACTTACCTAGCCTATAAAACACAAAGAGATAGATATGAAACTACTGGAGTTCCTAGAGACTTACAGAAGAGCTTAAAGGAAAGAACAATTGTAACAATGAGACAATTGTCTTTGTATAATGAAAATACTTTACAGGCTTATGATTCACTATTCAGTGGATTATTAGATGATTAAGAAGGAATACTAATTAATGGCAACTAAAAGATCTGCATCTTTAAATAGCTATCTTAATAACCAGTCTGATGTGGTTAATGCAAGAGCATCAGCAACAGCTAATTTAAAGACCTTTAATCAGGCCAAATTCTATTATGAAAGTCTATCTCCTAGCAGTAAAGATTTCCCAGCAGCATTGGCAAACTTTAGATCTGCCGAGGCCAAACAAGATAGTTTACAAAAAACAATTACTGATGCTGAGACCGCAGCAACTACTAGGTATGAAACAGAGCAATCTAGTAAAACTAAATCTAAAGCATCAAAAGAAATATCTAGTATTGAGGCAAAACTCAATCCTTTATATGTAGAGAAAAATGCTTATATAAAGCAAGGCGCTCCTGTACCAGATTATTTAAGTAATTCAATCACAAGACTTGAAACCGAATTAAGAGAAAAGGGTGGTAGGCCAACACCTAACATCCCTATCACAACTGGTTCCACAGGTGCAACCGGTGCAACCGGTGCAACCGGTGCAACAGGTAGTACAGGCTCTACTGCTCCAGTAGAGTCAGCATTAGCTGAGGATAGAGTTGCTTTTGCTCAAAAGTATATAGGTAATGTTGAAAAGACTAAAGAACTTCAACAAGCCTTAAAAGATGCTAATCTATATAAAGGTAAAGTAGATGGAATCTTTAGAGCTGATGTAATTAATAAAGCTCTTGATGATGCTGAATCTAAAATTAGTACATATGAATCTTATGGCATAACTTTTCCTAATCGTATAGAGGCCTTAAAGAGACTTGCAACTGATTTTAAATCTGGTGGCGGTCCTGGCGGTACTGGTGGTGTTAGTTTAACCATATCTAATCCAACTGCAGCCGATGCTTTAGTAAACGCAGCATTTAAATCTGAGTTAGGTAGAGATGCTACCAGTGCCGAGTTATTAAAATATCGCACAATATTAAATAAAGAAGAAGAAAAGAATCCAACTAAGACCGTAAATGGTCGTACCGTTGGTGGTATAAATAGAGATCAATTTTTAAAGACCGAGATTGCAAAACTTCCAGAGTTTGCTACAAAGAAAACAGATAAAGCTAGTATTACTGTTCAATCTATATTGAAAACTGCTAAGGCTAATGGTGTCACTCTTGCAGATGACCAGATTAATAGTTTTACTAGACAGATCCAAAGTGGTACAGATGAAAAGATTATTGCAAATCAGATTAGATCTATTGCATCTCTTGGTATGCCCGACAATGTTAAGAAACTACTTAGTGAGGGCATAGATCTTGAAACCGTTTTTAGTCCTTATAAAAGAACAATGGCAGCAATATTAGAATTAAATCCAGAAACTATTAGTTTAAATGACCCAACCTTGCGTATGGCTATGGGTGGTGATTATTCCAAAGTAACTTCTACTCCAGGTATGGGCGGTGTAAGTCGTGGTGAATATACTATGTATGACTTTGAGAAAGCCTTGCGTAAAGATTATCGTTGGCAATATACCGATAATGCTAAGAGGGATGTTTCTAATGTCGCACTTAAAGTCCTTCAGGACTTTGGATTTCAGGCATAATGGCTAGACCTAGAGAAGATAGTACACCTTCAACCGCAACTCCCGAAGCAAAACTTGCTCAGTACCAAGAATTTGTAAAAAGGGCAGGTGGTACCCCAACTGCAACTCTACAAACCTTTGGTGGAGCAAGACAAAAAACCGCAGCAGAATTAGAAGCTGAAAGACTTGCTAACATTAAAGCCTATGAAACACAACAAGAAGCTGCCGCAAAAGCAGAAGAGTTGCGCCGTAAAGGTCAATCTGCTTACGATCTTTTACTAGGAGAGTTTAATCAATACGGATTAGGTTCATTAGTTGAATCGGTAAAGGGCCTTATAACATCAGGTGCTGATGGAGCACAACTAACTTTGGCATTACGCCAGACTGAACCTTATAAGAAAAGATTTGCTGCTAATGCTACTCGTGTTGCTAATGGATTAAGAGCAATATCAGAGGCTGAGTATATCGGTTTAGAAGATGGTTACCAAAGTGTTATGCGTAACTACGGATTACCAGCATCCTATTACACAAAGGGTGATCTAGGTCAGCAAGTAGGATTTGAGAAGTTTATCGCTGGAGATGTATCAGCACTTGAATTAGAAGAGCGAGTAGTAACTGCACAGAAGAGAGTTCTAGATGCAGCACCTGAAGTTATGACAGCATTAAAGCAGTTCTATCCTGATATTACTAATGGTGATATTCTTGCCTATACTCTTGATCCTACTAAGGGACTTTCTGAGATTAAACGTAAAGTAACTGCTGCTGAAATAGGTGGCGCAGCCCTTGGTTCTAAATTAGGTACATCTGCTACTAGAGCAGAAGAACTTGCCCGTTATGGTGTAACTGCTGAAACTGCTAAACAAGGTTATGGCGCTATTGCTGGTGGACTAGAAAGAGGTAGACAGCTTTCAGGGATTTATCAACAATCTCCGTATGATTTAAAGACTGCCGAACAAGAAGTATTCAATCTTACAGGTGGAGCAGAAGCAGCAAGAGAACGTAAGAAAATTATTGGGTTAGAGAAAGCCACCTTTGGTGGACAAACTGGAGTTACAAGCGGAGCACTGAGCCAAAATAGAGCTGGCTCTTACTAACTAAGCCTGCCATCAGGACCACCGGTCTGATGGAGTGATAACAAAACCGGTAGTAGAAGCCATACAAGAATCCCCAAATTGTATGAGGTCTACGACAACTACAACGAATGGGAGATGGACTATGTCCAACAATGACTACGAGGATGATGACGATACCGACACTAGTGTTGAATCGTTAAGCAATGATCTCGTTAAACAACTACGCAAGGCTAATAAAGCAAAAGATAAAGAGTTGGCAGATCTTAAAACCAGCTTTGAATCTTTAAATAAAGCGCAAAGAGAACGAGTAATCAAAGAAGCCCTCGCCAGTCGCGGGGTAAATCAGAAGATTTCTTCTTTTATTCCGCAGGATATAGACCCAACTGAAGAGTCTGTATCAAAATGGTTAGAAGCAAACGCAGATGTGTTTGGTCTTCAAGCCGAAGAAGTACCCCAGAAACCTAATGTTGACCCTGCTCAAGCGGCAGCGTACAAAAGGATGACTAATACCATTGAGCAAGGGGTTACACCTGAGCACAATGAAGATATTATGAAAAAACTTATGAACGCTAATACTCGCGAAGAGTTAGATGCAGTTATTAAGGGATCTGGACTCTAATCCAATCCTAATGAAAGGTAATGCCCAATGGCAATTCCAGGCGGTAGTTTAACCACTACATCCAGCATTAGCAATTTAGTTCAAGCAGCATACGATCAGTATGTAAGAATGGCACTTCGTTCCATTCCTGTTATGCGCTCACTTGCAGATGTTAAACCAGTTCAACAGGCAATGCCAGGATCATCAGTTGTATTCTCAATCTATTCAGATTTAGCACAAGCTACATCTACGTTGACAGAATCAGCCGATGTTTCCTCCATTGCACTAGGTAACCCATCACAGGTTACTGTAACTCTTGCTGAATACGGCTCAGCCGTTTCAACAACCAAGAAGTTAAACCTAACTTCATTTAACGATGTAGATTCAGCTCTTGCTGACATCATCGCTTACAACGCAGCAGACAGCATTGACAATGTTGTTGGACAAGTACTTTGTGCTGGAACCCAGGTAGTTTACTCTAATGGTCCATCAGGAACTACACCAACTTCATCTGCAACAGTGCTTCCAGTAGATACAATTACAACTGCGGATATCCGCAACGCTGTAGTAACTCTACGCACCAACAAGGCTTTGCCTCGTATCGGTGAGCTATATGCTGCATATCTACACCCACGTCAATCTGCTGACCTTCGCGCCGAATCAGGCACCGGAGGATTCCAGGAGTTGACCAAGTATGTAGAGCGTACACCGTTTACTGCTGGTGCAGTTGGTGTATTAGAAGGTGCTTTCGTAGTAGAGACACCTCGTGTTCTTAACGGTCTAAAGTTAGCTGCTGGTCTTAGTACAACTACAACCATCTCTAACAGCGCATTGACATCAAATGTTGCAACAATTACAACAGCAGTTGCTCACGGTCTTGGCGTAGGCCAGGTCGTAACAGTTGCTTGCGTAACTGCAACAACACTTAACGGTACATTTACAATCGCATCTGTACCATCAACAACAACATTTACCTATGCACTGACAGCATCTAACGTTACTTCAGCAGCAGATACAGGTACTGTTACATTTACAAACAACTACCGTGCAATCATTGCAGGTCGTGAAGCATTAGCTGAGGCGCAAGCCGCAGACATCTCAACCATCATTGGTCCAGAGATTGATGCTCTACGCCGCTTCCGCACAATCGGTTGGTACTACTTCGGAGGCTTTAATCGCCTACGCGAGGCAGCACTTGTCCGAGTTGAGTCAGCAGCAACAAACGGTTAATTGCTTGTTAGGTAAGGGGCGGGTCAAACCGCCTCTTATCACTAGAGAAAGAAGATTATGGCATACACACTGATTACACCTTGGCTTAATCAAACCTACGGTATTGATGCAACCAATACGTTTTCTCCTTATGCCCGTCTAGCAGGAAAACAATTTAATGGTGGAACTGTTAATGGTAATGTTCCAGTAAGCCTTACAGATATCCCAAGAGGTGTATCTTTATTAGTAAATGGAACTACTGTTACTGCAACACAAACACCAAGCCAAGATGATTTGGCAGCAGCAAGTTATTATTTCTTAGGTGGACACGAGTACACAATTAGTGATGCCCAAGCTACTGTTCTAATCAATGCTGGCTATAGCAGTTATGTGACTCCAGTATGAGTAACTGTACTTCATCTTGCAAGACCAAGGATCACGATAATTATGGCGAGTGTATGCGATCTAATACGCCAATGTTTGTTGGAGTTAATCCAACTAAGACTGGTTGGGATCAGGACAAAGTTAAAAAAGATGAGAAGGAAATACAGTCTTATTGGGATGCGACTCGTCAAGGTATAGAGCCGCGCTCAACAAGAAAGAAAGATATAGATGCAGCAGTAAAACTATCTAACGATGCCGGCAAAGCGTTTGACGGTATTAGTCTAACTTATAAGGGGTAACTATGAAAGCAATGGGTATGGATTCATATATGGCAATGGGTAAAGGTGCCAAAGGTAAGAAGAAAGCAATGCCAAAGAAGATGGATAAGAAGAAGATGGCAATGATGAAGAAGATGGGTAAGAAGAAATAATGTGCGCTACTTGTGGTTGCGGATTTGCAACATATGATGATTTAGAAACTGGCGCTCCTGGTAAAGAAGCTCCTCAACAATAATGTCATCTGGTAGTTACAAGCGCCACGATGGATTTAATCCAGTTCAAGTTAAAGAGGGATGTATTGTCCGTCTTAACAAGAATGGCACTGTGCGATCAATCTTGGGAAAGTATGGAGAGTATGGCAAAGAGTCCAGCCTGGCAAAGAAAAGAAGGTAAGAATCCTAAAGGCGGTTTAAACGCTAAAGGTAGAGCATCTGCTAAAGCGCAAGGTATGAATCTTAAACCTCCAGTAAAAAAGGCTGAGGCTAAGAGATCACCTAAGTCTGCTGGTAGACGTAAATCTTTCTGTGGTCGTATGTGTGGAATGAAATCTAAACTGACCTCTGCTAAGACAGCAAGAGATCCAAACTCTAGAATAAACAAGTCCTTACGGGCTTGGGATTGTAGTTGCAAATGAAAAAGAAAGTAGCATTTTGGGATAAGAAGAACCCTAATAAAACTTCTAAGAAATTAACGCCAGCACAAAAGAGTGCTGCTAAAGCAAAGGCTAAGGCTGCTGGTAGACCATATCCAAACCTAATAGATAACGCAGCAGTAGCTAAAAAATCTAAAAAGAAGTGAGGTAGCAGGTGGCAACAGGAGTATCAGGCACTACATTATTAGCAGAATTAAATCGCCTAGCAAATGGTGGCACCTACCGAGCAGCTTCAGCAATGGTTGGTGAAGCACTTGCTGCTCGCCAGTGGGCTGTGCAAAGATCAATAACTACAAGCCTTACAGATACTGTAGGTGTATTAAACGCTATTGATAGTCGTACTGATTCTAATAAATTCCTTGACTACAGTGGTATCTGTAATGCTTTAGCATCTACTACTGGACTACCAGCAGCGCAAGCTCTGAGAGCGATCTCAAGTTGAGTGCTAAATATAACTTAGTCTGCGATCAGGCAACCACATTTAATTTTCAATTTAGTATTAATAACAATAACACTTTACTGAACCTGACAGGATATACAGGGACTATGACAGTTCGCCCATTTGTTGGCGCTAGTACTACAACTGTTGTAGCAAGTACTGCTAATGGCAGAATGGTTTTAGGCGGAGCACTAGGTACTGTAACTGTAACTATAGATGCAACAACTACTGGTGCTATTGGTTCAGGAAGATACGCATATGATCTAGTACTAACTACTGGTGCAACTGTAACAAGATATTTAGAAGGTAAGTTTATAGTGACGGGAGCTGTGACTCAATAATGGCTGATACCGTAATTGTTATAGAACAAATCACACCACAGGTTGGTGTAACTTTTTCAAGTGATCAAGGACCACAAGGTGGTCAAGGTGCTACAGGACCTACCGGTCCTACTGGTTCAACAGGATCTACTGGCTCTACTGGAGCCACAGGCTCTACTGGTTCTACAGGTGCCACAGGCGCAACAGGTAGTACAGGTGCAACAGGTAGTACGGGTGCAACTGGATCAACTGGTGCTACTGGTAGTACTGGCGCAACTGGTGCCACAGGATCTACGGGTTCTACTGGAGCAACTGGTCCTACGGGTGCAACTGGTTCACAAGGCTCTACAGGTCCAACAGGACCAACAGGTGCTACAGGATCTCAAGGAGCAACCGGTGCAACAGGGTCTACAGGCCCTACAGGGGCCACAGGAGCCACTGGAAGTACAGGAGCGACTGGAAGTACTGGACCGACAGGTGCTACAGGCTCAACGGGTGCTACAGGCGCTACAGGTTCTACTGGTATAACAGGTCCTACTGGACCTACTGGTGCTACTGGCGATACTGGTCCTACAGGTGCTACAAGCACAGTTGCTGGACCAACAGGACCAACTGGGGCAACGGGTTCTACTGGGGCAACAGGAGCAACTGGTGCTACTGGTGCAACAAGTACAGTTGCTGGACCTACTGGTCCAACTGGTGCGACAGGTGCTACTGGAGCTACTGGTTCCACTGGTGCAACTGGAGCAACAGGAGCGACAGGTGCAACAGGTGCGACAGGCCCATCAGGTGCTGGTCTGGCTGATGTCCTTATGCTTGGCGGAATGTAGTAGAATCTCACAATATGAGAATTGCCGTATATACAATTGCTCTCAATGAAGAGAAGCACGTTAAGAAATGGTTTGAGTCAGCTAAAGATGCAGACTACTTACTAATAGCAGATACCGGTTCAACAGATAAGACAGTAGAGATTGCTGAGTCTTTAGGTATTAATGTTATAAAGATTAAGGTAGATCCTTGGCGCTTTGATGATGCTCGTAACGCATCCCTTGCTGCAATACCAGGATATATTGATTACTGCATAGCACTAGATATGGATGAGGTTCTAGTAAAAGGTTGGAAGAAAGATTTACCTAAAGCTCTAGAGGCTGGTGTTACTAGACCAATATATAATTATATATACGGTTGGGATGAAAACGGTAAACCAGATTTAAACTTTGATGGTATTAAGATCCACGCCCGTAGAGGATATAGATGGAAGTTTCCAATCCACGAGGCAGTATCACCTTATAAGATTCCTGAGGTTAGAGCAAGAATAGATTTAACAATACATCACTTCCAAGATAAAGAGAAGTCTAGAGAACAATACCTAGATATGCTTGAGATGGCAGTAGATGAAGATCCAAAGTGTTCTCGTAGTCTTTACTACTTAGGTAGGGAGTATTACTACAAACAAAGATATTACGATTCATTACAAACTTTTAAAAGATACTTAGAGGAATCCACATTCAAAGCAGAGAGATCATACGCTCTGCGAATGATGGCTAAGTGTGATCCTGATAATGCTGAGAAACATTTAGAGCAATCAATAACGGAGTGTACTAGTAGAGAGTCAGTCCTAGCACTGGCTAATCATTATTATCAACAGATGCAGTGGCCTGAATGTTTTAGGGTTGCAACAAGAGCATTAGGTATAACTGAGAAACAAACAGATTTTATGGCTGAAGGTTGGGCTTGGGGACATATGGCTGATGATCTAGTAGCAATAGCAGCCTGGCAATTAGGTGAGTATAAGACTGCAATAGAACACGGTGAGAAGGCGTTGGCCTTTAGCCCAGAGGATGAGAGATTACAGAACAATTTGAAACACTACAGAGAGAAGATAAATGAGCACTCTTAACGATATGGTAGATGAGATAAAGTCTAACCTGCAAGGCTACACCTTGCGACAAGATCGTATTAGTTATGTAGCCAATACTGCTGGTCTAACTACTACTAGTACTGCTATCACTATCGGCTCTGCGGCAAACCTTGCTAAAGGTATTATTGAAATTGATGATGAACTTATCTTTATTGATTCTTTTGATAAAGCAACTAGCGTACTTAACGTAATACCAGGATTTGGTAGAGGCTACCAAGGAACATCCCCAGCACCACATACAGTAAATTCTCAGGTTACCTTAGCTCCTACATTTCCTAGGACTTCTATTAAGAAGGCTATCAACGATACTATCAATGCCCTTTATCCTAATATCTGGGCAGTATCTTCATATACCTTTACCTTTAACGCATCAGTGACAACCTATGCCCTACCAGATGATGTTGAGGATGTCTTATACATATCTTGGCAGACTACTGGATCAAGCCAAGAGTGGTTACCACTAAAGAGATGGCGCTTAGATAGTATGGCTAGTAGTGCAACTTTTAATACTAATTCAACTTTAAATATTTATGACAATGTACAACCTGGTAGAACAGTTCAGGTTTGGTATACCAGTACAGCTAACACATTAGATGCTAATACTGATGACTTTGCTGATGTTACTGGCCTGCCACAATCTTGTCAGGATGTAGTAACTCTTGGTGCTTCCTATAAATTACTATCATTCTTAGATGCAGGTCGTATTAACCTCACATCTGCTGAGGCTGATAATGCCGATAGCAAGACTCCATCCACTGCTGGTGTTTCGGCTTCTCGTTATATCTTTGCTCTGTACCAACAGAGACTAAATGAAGAGGCGTTGAAGTTGAAAGACAAGTACCCAATTCGCATACACTACACTCAGTAAGGAAGGTTAATGGCAACTCGTTTATATAGCTCCATAAGTGTTGAGACGACACTAGCATCTACTATCAACAACTCAGTTACATCAATGACGGTAGCAACTGGAACTGCAACCACCTTACTTGGTGGAGTTACTATAGTAGCAAACAGTCAGTTTACCGTAGCACTAGATCCAGATACTCAAAATGAAGAAATTGTTTTTATCACAGCAGGTCCTTCGGGAGATACTTTTACAATAGTCAGGGCTAGGGCAGGATCAACTGCTGTATCACACTCAACGGGTGCAACAGTAAAGCACGTTCTAACCTCAGATGATCTAACAGCCTTTGCTGCTGGTATATCACCAGTAGCTAGTCTAGCGTTTTCTGGTTCTACATCTGGTACAACTACGCTTCAGGCAACAGCAACTGCTGGTACTAATACTTTAAGCCTACCGCCAACTACAACTGATACCTTAGTGGGAGTTGCAGCAACTCAAACATTAACTGGTAAGACACTTACCTCACCAAAGATAAACCTTACTCTTAATGCTCAGACAGGAACTACCTATACCTTAGTTGCTGCTGATTCAGGTAAGTTAGTTACCTCATCAAATGCTAACTCAGTGGTCATAACTATTCCTCCTTCATTATTTGCAGCAGGTGAGCAGATAAACGTTCAGTCAATAGGTGTTGGTTTAACTAGCTTTGCAGCAGGTTCTGGTGTAACAGTTACATCTACTGGTGCTACCTCGGCTGCTCCAATACTACGAGCACAGTTTTCAGCTTGCACAATTGTTTGCACAGCATCTAACGCCTTTACAGTGATTGGAGATCTATCCTAATGGCAACTACCTATAAAGTCTTAGGGCAACTAGCCCCAGCAAGTACATCAGGTGATCTATATACGGTGCCTTCTGCAACAGAGGCAGTTGTATCCACTATCAACGTAGTAAACACTGGTACCACTGATTCAACTATCAGTATAGCAATTCGTAAGAATGGTGCTTCTATAGCAACCAATCAATATATTATAAATGGTCTAGTACTAAACGCTAAAGTTACACTTGCCTATACCTCTGGTCTAACTATGGATGCCGCAGATGTAATCACAGTAATTTCAACAAATAATGATTGCGCTTTTAGCGCCTTCGGATCGGAGATAGCCTAATGTCAATATCGCTAATCGGCGTAACTACTGGACCTACAGGACCTACGGGACCGACAGGACCTACCGGTGCCACAGGCGCTGCTGGTGCTGTTCTTGCAATCAATGCTCAGACTGGTACCTCATACACTCTAGTAGCAGGTGATCTTAACGATCTAGTAACTTTAAGTAATGCTGCATCTATTACTCTTACAGTTCCACCATCAGTATACTCTGCTAACGATACTATTAACATTGCTCAAGTTGGCGCAGGACAAGTAACTCTTGCTCAAGGATCAGGTGTAACTATTAACTCAACTGGTGCTACAGCTACTGCTCCTAAACTTAGAGTGCAGTACTCATCAGCTTCAATCATTTGTACTGCCTCAAACACATTCTTAGTGGTAGGAGATATAGCCTAATGCCAATAATCCTAGGAATTGTTGCTTCAGCTATTACGGGTTCTAAACAAAATTTATCCGTTGATTACCTTGTTGTTGCAGGTGGTGGTGGTGGTGGAACTTGGACAGGTGGTGGCGGAGGTGCTGGTGGACTACGCTCAACAGTTACCGCAACTGGTGGTAATGGTTCATTAGAAACTGCTTTGGCTTTATCTCTTAATACTAATTACACAGTTACTGTAGGTGCTGGCGGAGTTGGTACAAATTCTAGAGGGACTGATGCAACAGCAGGTGAAAACTCAGTTTTTGCAACTATTACATCTACTGGTGGTGGCGAAGGCGGAAGTTTAGATAATCTAGGTGGTGCTAACTACCCTGGTGGTCCTGGAGGCTCAGGTGGCGGTGGTGCTGGTTCAGCCCAAGGAGCAGGTGGAACAAGAACAGCAAGCCCAGTACAAGGATTTGATGGAGAAATAGGAACCGCAGGTTCACCCTACTTTGGTGGCGGTGGTGGCGGTGCTGGTGAGGCTGGAGGTACTGATGTAGTTGCTGAAGGTGGAGACGGAGTTGCAGTATCTATAAGCGGTTCATCTGTTACCTATGCTGGCGGTGGCGGTGGCTCACCAACTGATTCGGGTGGTGGCTCTAAAAGTGGTGGCACAGGTGGTGGAGGTGCGGGTGGTGCTAGTGCCAACGCAGGAACTGCTGGAACAGCAAATCTTGGAGGTGGTGGTGGAGGCGGAAGTAATGGTGGCGGTACTCCCCGAGCAGGCGGTAATGGCGGCTCAGGAATTGTTATAGCCCGATACTCAGGCACTACACAAAAAGCATACGGCGGAACTGTAACCACATCAGGTGGTAATACAATCCATACTTTTAATTCATCAGGTGATTTCTATACTGGTTCTGCATTAGCTACAGGTGGAACAATTACATTTAGTGGTTATTATTTCTATCACGCTTTTACTTCATCAGGAAACTTTGTTCCAACTCAAGCCTTTTATGCTGACTACTTAATAGTTGCTGGCGGTGGCGGTGGTGGTGGGCAAATGGGTGGTGGAGGTGGTGCTGGTGGACTTCGTGCGTTTGCTGCTTCGTCTTTAACTGCGCAAAACTATACAGTAACCGTTGGTGCGGGTGGCGCTGGTGGTAATGGTGGTACTAATGCTGCGGCTACAAATGGAGGCACTACTTCATTTAATTCAACACCTGTAAGCGGTGGTGGTGGCGGAGCAGGAAATGCTAATGCTTCACCACCAAGAAACGGATTAAACGGTGGCTCAGGTGGTGGCGGTGGAATTAATAATGCAACACCTGGCTCAGGTAACGCAGGTAGTTATTCTCCTGTAGAAGGTTATGCAGGTGGAGCAGGTAGTTCAAGTAACGGCGGTGCTGGCGGTGGTGGTGCAGGAGCGGTTGGTACTGCTAAAGACGGTGTAGATATGGGTCGCCCTGGTGGTATTGGTGCAAATACATATAACTCTATTAACTTTAGTTCTTGGTTATCTGCAACTGGAACTGGGTCAGGCGGATACCTTGCAGGTGGCGGTGGTGGTGGAGCAAATACAGGTGACGGAGTAGGTGCTGGCGGTACAGGTGGTGGTGGAACAGGAAATAATACAAGCTCAGGTCCTAATCCAACAACAGCACAAGCGGGAGTTGCAAATACTGGCGGCGGCGGCGGCGGTGGTTCTCAATACGGAGGCGCTGGTATAGGCGGCACAGGCGGTGACGGTATTGTTATTGTTAAATACTCCGTAGCCAAAGCAAGTGGCGGAACTATTACTAAGACTGCAACCCATTGGGTACACACATTTACTAGCTCAGGAACCTTTGTTCCATACTCAAACTTAACTACTGATTATTTAGTAGTAGCAGGTGGAGGCGGAGGCGGTTCTTGGGTAGGTGGTGGCGGAGGTGCTGGGGGTTTGCGCTCTACTGTTACTGGTACTGGTGGTAGTGGTGGTTTAGAAACTGCTTTATCCTTAACTGGAGGAACTTCTTACACAGTAACTGTTGGTGCTGGTGGCGCTGGTGGCGTTAGTACTTCTATGGCTACTGGCGGTGCAAAAGGTTCTAGTGGTTCAAACTCCGTATTTGCAACTATTACATCAACTGGTGGTGGTGGTGGCGGTACTTACAATAATAATACTGCTGGTGCTAATCGTAATGGCGCAGATGGTGGTTCAGGTGGTGGCGGTGCTTATGTAGATTCTGGTTCTGCTACTGGTGGTACAGCAAGCCCATCTGGTCAAGGTTTCGCTGGCGGTACTTCCACTACTGGTACAGGTAGTGGTGGTGGTGGTGCTGCAGAAGCAGGAGATACAGATGGAACTGGATATGGTGGAGATGGTAGAGCCGTATCTATTTCAGGTAGTTCAGTAACCTATGCGGGTGGCGGCGGAGGTGGAGGAGTTAGCGGTTCTATTAAACCTGGTGGTGATGGCGGCGGAGGCGATGGTAAAGTTGTAAATGGTTCAAATGGTGGTAATGGAACTGTAAATCTTGGTGGTGGAGGAGGTGGTGCTGCTGGATTTGCAAGTGGCAATACACCTTTAGGTGGCGATGGTGGCTCAGGCATCGTTATAGTAAGATATGCAATCTAACAAAGGGGAAATATGAAGGACAATGTAAAAGAGATCAAACCAGTCAAGCCAACACAATGCTTTAGCTATGAAGTGGTTATGTTAGTCCACATTATTGCTGATGATGAAACAACTGCCCAAGCTCAGTTAAATGAAAAAGGTGGAATAGTTACAAAGCGTGAAGTAAAGTTAGTAAACTCAACAGTTCTCTACGGAGAAGACAAGGATAAATAATGGCTCATTATGCAAAAGTAGAAGACGGTGTGGTGACACAAGTTATCGTTGCCGACTCCAAGGAATGGTGTCAAGCAAACCTAGGTGGTACTTGGGTTCAGACTTCATACAACACATCAGGTAATGTAAACAGCCGAGCAGGTGGAGTTGCATTACATAAGAATTATGCAGGAATTGGATATACATTTGATGGTACTGGCTTTGCCGCACCTCAACCTTATCCATCTTGGAGTAAAGATTCAGATACCTATCTCTGGCAAGCACCAACTGCTATGCCAACAGATGATAAGAGTTATAGTTGGGATGAAGAGACGACCTCTTGGGTTGAAGTACCAACTCTTTAAATAGTGATTTACTTCCTAGCGTATCTAGGTTTCTTTAGTGGTTTAATAATTGGATATATCTATGGGAGGTCTGAGTAATGGCGTATGGCGATGATATTACCGAAGGCATACCCTACGTCTTATCCAACCCTGCTGGTGCTACAAACTATTCAGCTACTGGCGTTAATTATGATATGGCTATTGCCGGTCTACCATTCTTTATTGCAGCCTCCGATGATTCCCCTTATCGTAGAGTAACTGCTAAGTATCGCAAAGAACAGTATGACCAGACTAGAGAAGCTGGTGAGCAATCACTTACTGGCTGGTGGTTTAGGTCTCAATCAACATTTCATCTTGGCGCTGGTATTAAATACTTTGAACCAGCACAGGATGAGTCACTTCGTTTCCAGTATACAGAGTCAAAAGGTGTAGAGGTCTTTACTAAAGGACAAGTTACTCTATTAAATACTACTGCTAGTTTTAACTCAGGATCAGCAGTGCCTCAACTAATAGGTGTTAATGATGGCACTAATGATTGTATTATAATTACAGACGGTACTGCAATAAAGAAGATTACCTCTGCTGCTTCATCTAGTACCTACACCCAAGCAGGAACACCTGCAACTATCTTTAGCATTACAACCAATGGTAAACAATACTTCTTTATCAATGGTACCCACGTTCACAGAGGTAACCTAGCTGGGACAACTAGTGATACTGAAATCTATAACGCTTCTAGTACTACTCGTGGCACTATTCGTTATGTTAAGCAACGTCTTATTGCTGCTATTAATAACAGTCTTTATGAGCTAGATCCTAATAATTCATCTGGCGCTCTACCATCTGCTTTCTTTACTCATCCTAATACCTCTTGGGTATGGTCATCTATATCAGAGGGACCTAGTGCTATCTATGTATCAGGATATGATCCTAATGGAACATCCTCATCTGTCTTTAAGGTTCAACTAGATGTAACAACCTCTACTACATTGGGCTTTCCAGCCCTTGAAACACCAACAGTTATTATTGATCTACCAGATGGTGAGCGCATCAATGACTTTGATGTATACCTTGGCACCTATGCAGTCCTTGCAACTAATAAAGGATTTAGAGTAGGCGTATCAGATACTAACGGTAACATCCAGTATGGCCCTTTATTATTTGATCAAGCTGGCTGTAACTCAATAGCATTTAGAGATCGCTTTGCTTATATTGCAACCACTATTGATAGTGAGGCAGGGCTAGTAAAGGTAGATCTATCTACAACCGTAGTAGCTAATAGCCTAGTATTTCCTTGGGCTTGGGATCTGATAGCAAGTGGTGTTGCTGCCGCATCTAATCAGGTAGCCTTCTTTGGTAATACAGATAGAGCAGCCTTTAGTTCTGGCAATGTTATCTACGCTGAGTCCACTACTGATAAGGTAACAAGTGGTTACTTACAAACAGGTTTCATACGATATAACACATTAGAGAATAAACTATTTAAACTACTTAATCCTAGGATAGATACCACAGATGGTGGTATATCCATTCAGTCTATTGATTATTCAAATACTGAATACAACCTAGGTAACTTTGCTCAAGGTACCTCAAGTAGTGAGATAGGTGTGCCTTACCCTAACTCAGCTCAAGAGTATCTTGCCTTTAAATTTACTATCTCTAGGTCATCAACTGATGCAACTAAGGGTCCACTATTTACTGGATACCAACTAAAGTCTTTACCTGCTGTACCTCGCCAAAGAATAATCCAATACCCTTTGTTCTGCTATGACCACGAGAGCGATAACCTAGGTGTTGAGGTGGGCTATGAAGGTTCAGCCTATGATCGGTTAAGTCAACTAGAAGCGGTAGAGAATGTGGGTGACACACTTAGGGTAGAAGATTTTAGAACTGGTGAGTCTTACATTGGTTTAATTGAAGAGCTTGACTTTATAAACAAAACCCCTAGCGATAGAAGATTCTCCGGATACGGTGGAATGTTAATAGCTACTATTAGATTGATATAGGAATATGACACCGAATGAATGGGCAGGACTAGCAGTAGCGGCAACAACATTAGTTGGCGCAGTTGCAATTGGAGTAAGACACCTAGTTAAACATTATCTATACGAACTTCGCCCCAATGGTGGCTCAAGTTTAAAAGATACCGTTAATGCGCTAGAGGAAAAGGTTGAGTTACTGACTGAGTTAGTAAAGGAATTGATCAAGAGATAATGCCTGATATAGATTGGCAACATCAGAACGAGTTAAGGCAACAGTGGTTAAAAGATAACCCAGATGCTGAGTATCAGGGATGGGTGTCCATATGAGCGTACTAGAGATTGCTAAAGCTGAGATGGGCTATACCGAAGAGGGTAGTAACAATACTAAGTATGGCAAATGGTATGGGTTAAACAATAACCCTTGGTGCGCTATGTTTGTATCGTGGTGCTTTGACCAAGCAGGACTAGTCAATAAAATTGTGGCACAAAATTCAAAAGGCTTCGCCTCCTGCGCTGCGGGACTTAAATGGTTTACTGATAAGAACAAGATAATACCTATAGGAAAAGCTCAAGCAGGTGATATAGTGTTCTTCCAGTTTGACTCCGATGCAGAACCGGACCACGTTGGGATAGTCAAATGGAACAACACCACCTTGAAGTATCTTCAAGTAATTGAAGGTAATACCTCAAGTGGTGCCAAAGGTAGCCAATCAAACGGGGATGGTGTATATCTTAGGAGAAGGCCATACTCACTAGTAATGGGCGTAGTACGCCCTTAAGGGATGTATATGAAAGATCTATTAGCTAAATTAAAAGACCCAAAAGCTAAGGCTGCGTTCAAGTCTTATCTTCGGGCAGTACTAGCATCAGCTATAACAATGGGCCTAGCCCTTGCTGCTGACCTAGCACCAGAACAAGCAATCTTAATTGGATCCTTAGCAGGACCACTCGCTAAATGGGCCGATAAAACCGAGAAAGAATACGGTAGAGGCTCCGAGTAATTAACTTTACTGCGAGGCTATATGGAGGCCACCCTTAACGGGGTGGCTTCTTTTTTTATGCCTATTTACTGGGATCATCTATTGGACAAGGCACAATTACTAGGTTGCCACAGTTAGCACAACTAGCATCTAACATATACCAGGATATTTCATAATCATCAAAGGTAGCTAGGATAGAAAATACTTTGGAACCACAAGGACAAGCGTGTA